GTTCGATGGCATCGGCCAGCGCGTGCAGACCCTTGCCCTTGAACCAGCGCGCGCCCGAGGTCGCCAGATCATCGCAGGGCGGAAAGGCCGCGAAGAACCGGCAGCGCTCCACCATGTCGCGGGTCGGTTTCCAGCGCCGCGCATCGGCCTGAACGAAGTGGACATTGCCTTCGGTGCGGTTGCCCGGATGCTGAATGTCGATGCAGTAGCAATCCCAACCCGCAGCCGCGAAGGGCTCGGCAGACTTGCCCGAGAGTTCATAAAGGAAGATCGCTGCGGGCTTCATGCGGCCACCGCCCGCAGCTCAAGGCCGCGCCTGCGCCCGATCTCGGCAATGGCAACGATGTTCCATGCCGTGCCATCGTGAAGGATGCGATCGGCCACCGACACGCCCGGCAGCCAGCGCAGAAGGAACACCGCGTTCTTCGTCGTGGCCTCGGTCGCAGCGGTCAGGAACTCGGACACGCCCGCCTGACGCAGCTCGGCCCGGCCTTGCGCATAGGTCGCCCAGGTGGTCGTGACGGCCCCCGAAGCCGCCACCGTCTCGGTCAGCCGTTGCAGGGCGATGCGGTTTTGAAGCTTTCCGGCCTGCATCGTCACACCCGCCACCGGACAACGGCCTCAAGCGCCATCGCGCCATGTGTCAGCGTCAGCTCGGGCTGCGGATCGCGCAACCAGACCATGCGAGGTTGCGCCCAGTCGTCGAGGCTGATTTCCGCCGTGTCCTTCGGCCCGAACTCCAGCGCACCATAGATCGCCGCCCCGATCTGGCGCGCGGTGTCGGCACCGTCTTCCTGCGCCCAGATATGCAGCGTCAGGAACACCCGCGCGAGACGTTGCGACCCGGCCGCGCAGCCCAGGAACTCGGTGCGGGCATCGCCCAGCACCACCGAAGGCAGGCGCTCGGGGCGGATGCTGCCTGCGCGAATGTTCGCGGGTTGCACATGGGCCAGCACCTCGGGCGCGTCGATCAGCGCCGCCCGCACGGCGGTTTGAAAGGCAAGAGCCGGGTCAAGCATGACCACCCCCTTGCGCGGCCTTGCGCACGGCTTGACCGATGGCGCGGGCGATCCGGCGCCGGGCGCGATCCTCGGTCAGACGCGCAGCGGGCAGAAGGAAGGGCTGCGCCGCGGTGCCGGGGTGCTGCGTCCCTGCGAACTGCCCGGCGTTCACATGCGGCTTCGTGCCGAACTCGACAAGGTGGCCGTGACGCTGTTCGGGATTGCCCACGGTGACAAGCGCCTGATTGGCCCCCGCGACGCGACGGCCACCGCCTTCGGCATAAGCCGGGGTCTCGGCGCCGGGCGGGGTCACGACGATGGAAGCTTTCAGATCACCCTCGGCCTCGGGGGCAAGGCTGCGCGCGGTGGCGGCGAGGTCTTCGGCCGCCTGCACCACGGCGGGGCGCAGGGCTTCCAGAACGGTCGCAGGAATCGCTTCAAGGCGCCGCGCCAGCCGGGCGGCTTGGGCGTTCAGGTCCAGCTCGGCCATGTCAGACCACCCAGACCCGGTGCGGTTGCAAAATGTCATGCACCCCGAACGGCACGGCAAAGGGCGCACCCCCGGCCTGCGCGGTCTCGCGGGTCTCATACCAGTAAGCGGCGAGCATCAGCACCGCTTGCCGGATCGCGGCCGGAAGGGGGTCGGTCAGCGGCGCACCGATGAAGCTTGCGACATGGGCTTCGGCTGCGTCGATCTGGTGCGACAAAAGCGCGTCGTCGAGGTCATGGTCGAGGTTGAGCTGGGCTTTCAGCTCGGGCACGGTAACGAAAGGCATACTCGAAAACTCGTCAAAGAAGGCGTGTGTAATAATGTAACACATCCTGTCAACGGTTTGAAGAGTCTGCGAAAAAGTTATTTAGCGCCCATCCTGCGCGGACCTCCCCCCGCCGGTCCGGGGAATGGGGAGAAGTCGGAAGGTGCCCCCACCCGCTTTATTGAATTAGGCGACACTTTATACCGGCGAGGTTAAGGGATAAGTCCTTTCTCCGTAAAAACCACGACATATATGGGCCAAAGGAAGCCAAGAACAAACGCAAGAGCAGATATTGCAACAGACATAGAGGAAACAATCGACCACCTTCTGTGGGCGCTCCAAGAACGTTCAGCCAGGTCATGAAATCTCTGAGATTTTGAAATTAGTTCATCCCTCGATCCATTTGCGCCTTCAGTCATGCTTCTTGGGTAACTCATAATCACGGGAATGCTTTGAATTGCCTCATTGGCAATTTCCCGATTTGAAGAGCATGCAATATGTTCAGCAAATTTTGATCTCGATAGCGATAATGAGTATACGACCGCGGCGGCAGCGATAATTCCAAACAAGAAACAGATATAACTCGGAACGAGTTGCGCAAACGTATAATCTGGATCAGGCGAGCCTCCCGCAAAGCTGGAGAGAGACACAATGCCACCCGCAGATGCAATTCCAAGCCAAGCATGAAATTGGCTCATTCGGTTCTCAGAATCATTTTCTATGTTGCTAACTCTTTCTTGAGTGGTCTTTTGGTCTATCGCCATTCCATGCCCTATTGAATATAGCCGCTGGCTCTTAGCAACCAAGAGTTAAATTGATTAATCAATGAAAACACTAGGGGATTACCCACCCTAGCTTTTTGTTCCGACGCACCCCATCCTTCTTGCCGTTCCAGACAATATAGTATCCGTTAGGATGAAGCGAACTATCATGGCAATGGGCTACCCTGTGTTCCGGCTCTCCTTGTTGGCTCGGTAGTCCGTGCCTGTGTCGCACCCCGCAGGGGCACTCGAAAAGGCCAAGCGGGCTTTCATTGAAGTAATTGGCAATGACTTCGTAGGTCGGAATTTTCTTGTCCATGTGGATCCCCGATCATATGCCAGATCAGGCTACAATCAGTCGCGCCTCTTGGCTACTCAAACAGCGACATGTCAGGCAGTTTCCACACTTATATACTTGCCCCGCAGATCACCGGGGCGCAGCACTTCTTCCACCGGCCAGCTTCCGGCCTATGTGATCAATCACGGCTCCCATGTCCACCCCGGCCAAGGCGCATACCATCGCAAGGTCGCGACTCGGCCGGGTCAGGTAGTCGCGTGCCTCGCGCATGATCAGGGCTTTGTCGGCGGGCTTGGGCACATGGCGCGGCCCCTTGGTCGCGTCTTCCACCGTGCGATAAAGCACCTCAAGCCACAGGTTCCGCTCAGGGTTCCAGCGTGAAGGCGCTTCAAACATCGCCCGCTCGCTCTTGCCTTTGCTTCACCCGGTCATGGCAGGGCTTGCAGAGGGCTTGCCAGTTGTAGCGGTCCCAGAAGAGCGCCTTGTTCCCCTTGTGCGGGGTGATGTGATCGACCACGCTCGCCACCGCCCCGCAGATCGCGCAACAGGGGTGCGCTTCAAGGAACGCCGCGCGCTCTTTCTCCCAATCGGTCGTGTAACCGCGTTCACGGGCCGAGGGGCGTTTCGCATCGTGGCGGCGCTTGCGGGCGCGGTCGGCGTCTTTCTGGCAAGTGCAGCGCTCGCCATGCGGCACAAGGCGGCCACAGGCGCAGATATGGGGCGGGCGGGGCATGGTCAGGTCATCGCTTTCAGACGGCGCAGGCCCTCGCGGTCAAAGGCCGGGTCGAAGCCCAGCTCTTCGATCTCGCGCAGCCGCGCGGGGGTGTAGGCGTCGGGGCCGGGACCGGCGGGACCGCTGGGACCGGCGTTGCCCTCGTCCCCGTTCAACGCGATCAGATGCGCGAGCTTGCCGTCGAGCGCCTGCGCAATCTCGGTCGGTGTCGCGGCCCAGGTCTCGGCCGGGCTCCAGCCAAGCCACCCCGTGCCGAAGCGGTAAAGCTCTGAATAGGCATCCGCCCAGGGCTTCGGTGCGGCCGGGGTGGCGGTCTCTGCCGTCTCGGCCGTCTCGGTCATCGGGGCAAGGAAGAGGGTCAGAAGCGCGCCGAGCGGCGCGGTGACGGCCTCTTTCACCGCCGAGATGGGGGCGGCAGCGAAAGAGGCCAGAAGGGCCTCGGCGGCGTTGCGTTCAACCGCCGAAGCCCGGATGATCGCCTGAACGGTCTGCAAGCGGAACTGCCCGAGCCCAAGGAGAAGACCCGGCCAGCCATCGTGCAGGCGTTCAAGCGTCATCGCCGCGCGCAGCGAGGGGCGCAGCACCACGGCCCAACCCCCGTGATGCAAAGTCACCTCTTCGTTGCGCGCAAGCGGGGTCATGGCTCAGGCGGCAAGCTTGAGCTTCACCAGCGCCTCGCCCAGCGTCACGCGACCACCGACACGGCGGCGGGCGTGCAGCTTGACGATGCCATTCGTCGCGCCGGTGTAATCGTCGCGCATGACGCTGAAGCCGGTATGGTCGGCGATCGTGTAACCCGAGGCGAAGTCCCCGAAGACGATCGGCGTCTTGCCGGTGGTCGCGTCGTCCATGTCGGGCGCCTCATAGACCGGGCGGCCGAGCAACAGCGACGGTTGGCCCGCCGCAAGGCCGCTTTGCCACAGAAGTTGCCCGTCGAGGTCGGCCAGCTTGCGGATGCTCGCCATCGTCTTGCGGTTCATCATCCACGCGCCATTCTGCGCATAGGGCGTCTTCACCGCATAGAAGAGGTCCAGCAGCGTGTCGGCCGTCAGGGTCGGCGCGTCGAGTTCCTGCACCTCGGTCGCGGTCAGCACGCCCTCGGCCGCGGTGGTGCCGTTGCCCTTGACGAACCATTGCGCTTCGAGCTGGCCGAAGCGGCGGGCGATATGGGCGCTCAGATAGCCATTCAGATCGACCTGCGCATCTTCGAGCAGAACCCGCGTCACCGGCACGATCACCGCCATCTCATGCGGCTTGAGGTCGATCTGTTCGAAGGTCGGCTCGGATTCCGGGCGCGCGGCGGTCTCGGTCACATGGGCGGGCTGCACCTCGTTGACCAGCCGGGGCAGTTGCAGCAGCGGCCCGCTCATGGAAATGACCGAGGCAAGCCCGCGCACGGGCGATTGTTCGGCGATCTTTTCGATGATCGCGGTCGAGACGGTTTCGGGGGCGAGGATGCCGCCGGTCGAGGGGGCGCCATAGGCGAGGCTCTTCGTCTCGGACTTGTCGCCGGTGCGCAGGTAATGCACGAAGCCCTTCACCTCGTCGGCGGCCATGATCGGGCTTTGCACGCCGGTCACGGCCAGGCTCGGCCGGTTCGTCTTCGCTTCAAGCTTGTCGAGGCGGGCCTTGATCTCGTCAAAGGCTTTGGTGTCGATCTGCGGCGCTTGGGCCGCGATGTCTTCTTGTTCCATCTGTGTGAACTCCGAATTGCAATGCGTTGATTTGAAAGAGGTGATCTGCGCGCCCGGATGCGCCGGGACGGCAACAATACTGATTTCGTGCAGCTCAAGCGCGGTGATCCGGCGGCCCCGGCCTTCGCGCTTGGCATCCTTGGTGACAAAGCCGATCGACAGGCCCGAGACGGCCCCCGCCTTGACCATCGCGCGCACCTCGCGGGCGCGTTCCACGTCGTCGATCAGAAGGCGCCCCTTCACCGTCAGACCGGCCTCGGTCTCGGCGATCCGGTCCCAGACGCCAATCACCTGCGCCTGATCATGGGCAAAGAGCATCGGCAGCGCGGCGGGGGCGGTGAAGGCGCCTTTCACGATCACGTCGCCCACGCGGTCGGCAGAGCCGAACGGCCAGGCAATCCCGGTGATCTCGCCCGCCTCGGTCACGGCGAGCTGCGCCTTGATTTCGAGCCGGTCGGTCATGGCTTGACCTCAACACCGCTCCAGCGCGCATCCAGGATCGCGAAGGCGAGCGGGAAGACCTCGGCCAGCGGGCGGTTCTCGGCATAGGCGGCGCAAAGGTGCTTCGCCTCTTCGGGGGTCATCCCTGCGCCGATCAGGCCAAGGCGGATCACCTGCGCGAGAACCTGCACCGGGAAGGCCATGTTGACGAGCTGGGCATAGAGCGCGCCGGTGCCAAGGCCGGTCAGGCGCTCCAGCTCGGTCAGCATCGGGTCGGTCAGGGTGAAGGCGCGCTCGGCATCGCCAAAGAAAGCGCGCAGGGTGATGCGGTCAGTCATGCGGGGCATCCTCGGGGGCAGGATCAGCCACCGGATCAACCGCAGGGGCGGCGCCGGTGGTGGTGTAGGGGTTTTGCAGCGTGTCGCCATCGGCGCGCGGCGGCAGGTTCAGACCGGCGCGCACCTCGTTGGCGGTCATCGCGCCCATGCTGCGATACTGCCCATAGGCGGCGGCACGGGCGGCGGTGTCGGTGGTGGTCAGGTCGTCCGTGACGAACTCGACATAAAGGCGGCGGCGTTCCTCGGGCGAAAGCAGGCAGCGCGCATAGGCCCAGGACCAGGACGCCAGCCACGGCTTCAGCGTCACTTGCAGGAATTGCCGGGCCATCTCTTCGGTATTGCTCCAGGTGCCCCGCGTCAGCTCGAAGAGCATCGTCGGTGGCACGCGGAAGGCGCGGGCAATCTCGCGGATCTGTTCCAGACGGTTCTCGGCGAATTGCGTGTCGGCGAGCGTCATCGTCACCGCTTCATAGCTCATGCCCTCGTCCAGAATCGCGGTGCCGCCCGAACGGCCCGCGCCATGCGCCGCCGTCCAGCTTGTCGCCAGCTTCGCCTTGGCTTCGTCGCCGAGGGTCTTTTCGGTCTTCAGGATGCCGCCGGGCTTGCCGCCGTTCGCAAAGAGCTTGGCGATATGTTCTTCAAAGGCGAGGGCAAGACCGATGGCTTCGCGGCCAAGCGTGATCGGCGAGGCACCTCCGAAGGCGCTCACATGCAGAATGTCGGTGAAGGGGTAGCGGTGGCGGCCATCGGCGAGCTGCACCAGATAGGCCGGTTCGCCGAAGTCGTCGGTTTCGACCTGAACCATGTGCGGTTCGAGCCGATGCAGCTCGACAGGGGCGCCGGTGGCATTGCGCACGACAAGGGCGAAGCCGTGGCCGCGCAAGAGCGCATCGGTGGTAAGCTGCACCCGCAGCGCCTCGGCCGAGGTCCAGGGGTTCGCCTCGTCATGGATCAGCGAAAAGGCCGCGTGATCGGTGACGCTCGCCCGCCCGTCTTTCTCGAAGAGCTTCGCGGGCAGCGAGCCCACCGTCTCGGCGATCAGCGCCACCGCACAGGCGACGGCAGGCACACGCAGGGCGCTTTCGGTGGTGACGGTCTTGCCGGTCAGGGTCGGGGCAAGCCCAAACAGCGGAAGGGCGGCAGGCGTCGAAACGCCCACCGCCTTTTTCTGAAATGCAGAAAGGAACTTTTGAAACATCGCAACTGAAAACAGGGGCACTCGTATGGGTATAATAATACCACATGCCCGAATCCAGCCGCAAGGGAAATGTTATATTATTGCGGAATGAGGTGGTCCAAACTCAGGCCGGGGTAGGCAATGGAGTTCACCAGTTCCACGCGCTGTTGCAGCATCCCTTGTGGCATCTGACCATAACGCCCGGTCATCGAAGCCTCGGTGTGCCCAAGGATGAAACCGAACTGACTGTCCAGATACCCGGCCCGGCGCAGCGCATCGGTCGCGCCATGACGGAAAGAATAGAGAGACAGGCCGCGCCCGTTCTTGAGGCCGATCCGCGTCAGATACTTGCCGAACTCGCGCGAGAATTCGGCCATCATCTGCCCCCGTTCGTTGCGCTTGGCGCCGGGGAAAAGTTGCTTGTCGCCCGCCTTCACCCGTTCCGCGTGGTATTGCAGGAAGCCGAGGCGGATCAGCTCGGGGTGAATGGGCAGCACCCGCATGGAACCTTCGGTCTTGACCGACTTGCCTTGCTCGGTCTGTTCGCCCTCGGTGGTAATGTGGAAAATCCAGTGGCCGTGCAGCTCGCGCACGTCACTTGTCGCAAGCTGGCCGATCTCGCCATTCCTTGCGCCGCTGAACAGCATGATCAGGGGCACCCAATAGCGGTGGTCGCGGATCAGCACCTTGCCGGGCCGGGAGATATAGCGCCATTCGCCTTCCTTGTCGCTTTGCGCCCCGGTGAAGAGCGGCGACTTGAACAGCGTGTTCAACTGATCGGACGTGAAGGTGAAGGTCTTTGAGTTCTTCTCTTTCTTAAGGGCCATGCGCGACACGGGGTTCTGTGCCAGATAGCCATTCTCGACAAGCCAATTGCAGAAGGCACCAAGGCTCGACAGGTAACGGTTCACGGTGCGGTCGGACAACTTGGGCCGCCCGAGCTTTTCGTTCGCCTTCACGATCTGCCGAATTGTCATGCCCTTGAAGTCCTTCACCTCGGTTGCCCGGATCGGATACTTCACCAGAAGGGCCTTCCAATCGCGAACGGCCATCTTGTCGATCGCATGAACCGGAAAGCCCGCCCCCACGACTTCGACAAAGATGCCGATGTCGCGCCTGATCTGATTGAGCCGGTCGGGCGTCACCCTGTTCGGGTTTTCGCTCGCAAACGTCTCGAAGACTTCCATGATCGTCTCGCCGGGCTTGGCGAACTCACGGCGCCCGCCGGTGGGCGGCTTCACGATCGGGTCGGACGGGTGGCCGGTGTAATCGCCCCGGTCACGCTCAAGGGTGCGTTGAAGCGCTTCGATCTCTGCCCGCATCATGTGCCGGGCGAGGCTGATCCAATCCGGCGTTCCGGGTTCGACCAAAAGGCGATTGTTGTGCAGGTAGGCGTTCACCTCATGCGCGATAAGAGCGGTGTTGCCTTCAATGAGGTGCTTCCGCATGTCTTTCAGCTTCGCCTCGCGCGCATGGGCCGAGACTTCACCGGCGCGCTGCATCACTTGAAGATCAAGGGTCGCGTCCAGAATTGTCAGCGGCTCGGCGTCCTTGATCTCGCCGCGCTGCGCCTTTTCGACAAGCTTCGTCTTCTCTGCCTCGATCTGCGCGGGCGAGGGCAGGGCGGCCCGGTCGGCTTCGTCGCGGGCCAAGGTGGTGGTGTAATGGTCCCAAACGGCATGGTCACGGTCGGCAGGCACCAGGGCCTTGCGGGTCCGAAGGTCGTCGAACTCGCGTTGCCAGTTGGACAGCACCGGATAGAGCCGCCGCTTCGCCTCGGCCTCGTCATTCGTGCCAAGTGCTTTCACCAGCTCACGCTTTCCGAGGGTTTCGACCAGATCTAGGGGGACGCGGATTCGCGCTGAATAGGCAGAACCGCGCCGGATGAGGTGGCTAATGCGCGCCATGAAATGCACCAAGTGGAAGGGTTGTGTGTTACATCCATGTGTTACAGATTGAGGCCGAAAAGTCAATGTTTTGCATATTGTTAGGGGAAAATAAGGGCTTGGCGAAAACATTATTATGTTCTCGCCGCCCCGACCATCCTTCACATCGAGAAGGAAATCCCGCAGCCGCAGCTGGCCGTCGCATTCGGGTTTTGCACCACGAACCGCGCCCCGATCAGCTCTTGCGTGTAGTCGATCACCGCATCTTGCAGGAAGGGCAGGCTGACCGGGTCGATCAGCACGCGCTGACCTTCCGCCTCGATCACCAGATCATCGGGGGCGGCCTCGGCCTCCAGCTTCAGGTCATATTGGAACCCCGAACAGCCGCCGCCCTCGACCGCAACGCGCAGCGCCTTGGGCGTCGCTTCCTGCGCATTCAGTTTCGCCAGGCGCGCAAAGGCGCGGGGGGTGACTTTCGGCGGCAAAAGCATCGGGTTGGACCTGTTCTGTTGTTCCCTTTAGAGTATAGGAGGGGGCATGCCCTGCGACAAGGTGAGGTGAGAAATGCTGCAACCCTATGCCTGCAATCCCGAGGCCAGCCGGGGGCGGCGTTTCGCCGAAAGCTATTCCACCTTCCGCACGCCGTTTCAGCGCGACCGCGACCGGATCATCCATTCCTCGGCGTTCCGGCGGCTCAAGCACAAGACCCAGGTCTTTGTCGAACACGAGGGCGATTATTACCGCACCCGGCTGACCCATACGATCGAGGTGGCGCAGGTGGCACGCACGATCGCGGGCGCCTTGGGGCTGAACACCGATCTGGCCGAGGCGGTGGCCTTGGCGCATGATCTGGGCCATCCGCCCTTCGGTCATACCGGCGAGGATGCGCTGGCGCTGCTGATGGAGCCCTATGGCGGTTTTGATCACAACGCCCAGGCGCTGCGGATCGTGACGCGGCTCGAACGCCATTACGCCGATTTCGACGGGCTGAACCTGACCTGGGAGACGCTGGAGGGCATCGCCAAGCACAACGGCCCGGTGGCGCAGCCGTGGAATTACGCCCTGGCCGAGGTGAATGCGCAATGGGATCTGGAACTGGGCACCAACGCCAGCGCCGAGGCGCAGGTGGCGGCCGTCGCCGATGACTGCGCCTACAACCACCACGATCTGCACGACGGCCTTCGCGCCGGGCTGTTCACCGAATCCGACCTGTGCGAATTGCCGGTGCTGGGCGAGTGCTTTGCCACGGTGGACAAGCTTTACCCCGGCCTTGACCCGATGCGGCGCCGCCACGAGGCCTTGCGGCGGG